GATGTGATATAAATGCTGCCGGCACATCAACAAATTATGATAATACATTAATTGCCTGGGCGGATGCAGATGTACCTGATAGTATAAATTTTCTTGCAGGTACTTCTAAATACGGTGCAGGAACAGGAGCAGCGGCAAGAGCTTCCCTTATTACAGATGATTTATGGACAATAACGGATGGTGGACAACTTTAGACTGATAATTGTGTAGTTATGAAAATATATAAATAATAATATGGCAGAGATAAAATTTCCAGATGAATCAACATATTATGTGGTAAATAGTATAAATGGTAAAATTATTCACTATGGTATTACTGACCCTAATCAGGTGACGACAACAGGTCAACCATTATTTAATGTTTTTAAAACTAAACAGGCTTGTGAAACTAAACTTAAAGTTGATTTAAAAATTACAGATGCTCAATTAGTAGAAAATCCATTGTCGGACAAGAAAATTACAAAATGGAAGGATAAAGTTGTTTACAAAATCAGGGATATTGTCCTTTTTAAAGAATCTATCTATATATGCATCAAAGCGCATACTGCAAAACAAGATTTATATCCTGGCGTAAGTAAGGAATTATGGAAATTATATGATGAAAAAATCAATGTTGAAATAATTAAATTATGAATTTATTTCTCACCATATTTATTTTACTTGAAGAGATCACTATCTTCGCTTCTGAAATTAATAATATAATACTATGATACTACTATATGCTATATTATTTATTCTTTTTGAAGCAATCTGCGGAATAGTCGGGATATGTTTTTTAATAGGATGGCAATGAAACAGATAATAAAATATGTTTTTAGTGGATTATTACTTCTTTTATTTACTTCTGCGTTAGCACAGATGGATTCATCTTTGCCAAAAATGAAATCAGTAACATGGTCATCAAGGACAAGGTCATGGGAACCTGCAAAGATAATTGGTTTATATACTACATCAATAGCTTTAAATGCAATTGGTGACGGTTTAATTGATGATGGATCAAATGGATGGGGTTATATATGTAATGCCAGTTCGGTGGGTATATTACTCACATCTCCATTCATTATTAACTATGATAAAAAGAAATGGTATTTATATTTAATATCTTATACAAGTCTTAGAATATCTCTTTTTGATAATATATATAATGTAACAAGAGGATTACCATATAGAAATTGTGGTGATGATAATACATGGAATAGTATCTTTGGTCAATTACCTCCTCTTCATCACAAAGTTTCATTTATTTTTGGAATATCAATACCTATTAATGAATTGAAATGAAACAGATAATGTCATACGTCAGTTATATTGTTGGTATTCTTGGATTTGCGGGAGTTATTTGGACGTATGCTATAAAATCTGCGAATAAGGATTTTAATGTTGCCAACCTCAAAACAAAGGTTGATAATATTGAAAATAATATGGTTACAAAAAGTGACCTGAAAGTATTGACCGATTCCATAGGTTTATATAATTACCGTATGGAGCAAAAGGTAAATACATTGGTGGAGAGTAATAATAATTTACGCAATAGTTATGTTAATTATCTTAAACGTGACAAGACATTAACGTTGAATGATTTTACGCAATTTATGAATGGCATTGAATGGGTAGTGAGCCCAGTTGAAGATAAAAGGACTAATGATTCTATTGATTTTAAAATTAAAATAAGAAAGAAATGATTGCAAAAAAGACAGATATTAAACCAAAAGTTGATCTCAAAGATGAGATTAACAGGTTGATGACTCCAAGTGCTGCAAAGGAATTACAAGGACTTAGTCCTACGTTTCAACAATTCCTTATACGTTGGACGGATCTTCGGGATTCTGCTATGATGGAAGAAGTAAAGGAGTTTATTCAAAATATATACGTAAAAGATAATGAGCAAATGTGTAAGAATATTGCAGAGATAGTTATTACACAGAATAAGAAGATGTTTTGGACTCTTAATAAACAAACACTTTTACTTAAGAAAATTGGTACTGATATTCTTGAAATAAAAAATGACATTATTGAGATTAAAAATCGTCTTGATAATCACGAAAAGAGAATTAAAATATTGGAATCAAAATTATGATAAACTTACTACTTGAACGGTTTTATCTTGGTATTAAATATACAGTTGGAAGGTTGACTGTAGATGGTATGTATCTATGTGATACATTAGAGGATGTGGTGAGAGATCTTAATAAAGATGGTGATTTGCTTGATCCTGGTGAGGGTAAAATTCCAAAATATACTGCTATACCATTTGGTCGGTATAGAGTATTGGTTACAAGGAGTCTAAAGTTTAAACGTGATTTGCCAGAAATACTTAAGGTACATGATTTTACCAGTATAAGGATTCATGCTGGAAATGGTATTGATGATACTTCAGGATGTGTTCTTGTAGGAGAAAATAAGATCAAGGGACATTTAGTACGATCAAGATATTGGGAAACTATATTAGTTGAAAGACTAAAGAATTTTCTTTTGTATGGACATGAACTTTATATAAACATAACTTAATGGAACGTAATAGACTCAAGGACAAAAAGGTTCTAACTGCTTCTCAATTTCACACTTATGCCAGCGAGATAATTAGTAGAGCGAAATTTGCAGCTAAATTGGGATTTCAATTTGGAGGTGACAGAGATTTGTATCGAGCCTTAGGTTATGATACCACACTAGTCTTTGATGACTTTTATACTCGTTATACTCGGCAAGAGATTGCAAAGGCAGTAATAGACCGTCCAGTAAAGGCAACATGGCAAGGTTCTTTGGAGCTTATTGAGTCAACCAAAGCAGAAGATACTCTATTTGAAAAAGAATGGGTAAGGCTCAACAAAAAGTTTAAATTAAAAACAAGACTGTCAAGAGTAGATAGATTAACGGGGATAGGTAGATATGGAGTCTTATTACTTGGTTTGGATGATGTCAGAGGGAATGAAGATTTTGAAAAACCTACAAGTGGAATAAGGATATTAAAATATGTGAAACCTTTTAGTGAAGGTACTGCAAAGATATCTAGATTTGAATCTAATCCTAAAAATGAACGTTATGGAAAACCTCTGTTTTATTCTATAGATGTTAAGGATTTGAGTTCTGGAGCAAGTCAAACTATTAAAGTTCATCATAGTAGGGTTATTCATATCACAGACGATCCATTGGAGTCTGAAGTATATGGTACTCCACGTCTTGAACCTATTTGGAATAGATTAATGGATATTGAGAAGATTTCTGGTGGAGATGCAGAGATGTTTTGGAGGGGTGCTCGTCCGGGTTATCAAGGTTTAGTAGATAAGGACTTTACTATGACCACTGAACAGATGAATAAATTGAAGGATGAGATAGACGAGTTTGAACATAATCTGAGAAGAGTCTTTATTAATGAAGGTGTCAAACTTGAGGATCTTAAACAACAGATTGCTGATCCTTCTACTCATATAAAAACTCAATTGGAGTTAATATCTTCAGAAAAGGGTATTCCGGTTCGTGTATTAATAGGAAGTGAGCGGGGAGAGCTTGCAAGTACACAAGATACAACGGAGTGGCTTACATTTGTTCAGGCAAGAAGGGAGGATCATGCAGAACCAAATATTGTAAGACCTTTTGTAGATAGGTTGATTGAATTGAAAATACTTCCAAAACCGTCAGAGGATTATACAGTGGATTGGAAAGATTTATTCTCAATAAGTGAGAAGTCTAGAGTTGAAATTGGTAAAGGACGTGCTAATGCTTTACGTGAGTACACTTACAATCCAATTGCTCAAGGTGTAATTCCACCTAAGGCGTTTATGATGTACTTCTTAGGATTTACAACTGAGCAAATTACTCTAGTGGAGCAGATGCAGAAGGAAGAGATGGGGGATGAGTTGAATGATGTAATTAAGGAAACAATAAAATTAGGTGCTAAACCAGTTCCAGCTTTTAGTCCTGTAGCTAATAATGTACTTGTAGAAGAATAATGGAAACACTGATAGTAAACATATCAACAACTAAGTATGATCCTACTCATACAACTGCCTTACGTCAGGCTTTTGTAAGAGCTATGAAAAAGAGATTTTATGAACTTAAGAAAGTTATTGTTACTACTGTTATCACTCAGAACTGTTTTGGATTAGATAGGATTGTAACTCATCAAATGATTCCTCCTGGAAACAGAGTTTTTGAATTCATGAGGGACCCAGCTAAGATAGATGCCTTTATGAGATGGTTACAAATGCAGGTGAATAAAGGATTATTGTCAGTAGCATCTTATCAGCAGTTAGGACAAGCAATTGATGAAGCTTGGATAAATCTATATATTCTGGATTCTTACAAAAGAGGTGTTCAGAGAGCAAGATATGAATTAGGAAAAGCTGGTTTTCCTAATATTACTACAATAGAGGCTGCTGGCGGTATTGATGTCGTAATGGGCTTACCATTTCATATGGATCGTGTGGCTTTAATTTATACAAGGGCTTATAGTCAGTTAAAAGGTATTACGGCAGCAATGGATGCACAAATTAGTCAAATACTTGCACAGGGTATGATTGATGGAGATGGTCCGACTTTACTTGCTCGTAAGATAGTTGCTGCTATTGATGGAACAGGAATGGGAAGGTTGGGAATGACTGACAGTCTTGGCAGATTTATTCCAGCTGAAACAAGAGCTATAATGTTGGCCAGAACTGAAATAATTAGAGCTTTTCATTTAGCCACTATACAAGAATATAGGAATTGGGGATTGGAAGAAGTATTTGTAATGGCTGAATGGATGACTGCTGGAGATGAAAGAGTGTGTGAGAAGTGTGGTAGTTTACAGGGTAAGATATTTACATTAGATGAGATAGAACCAATGATTCCTAAACATCCTAATTGTAGATGTATTGCTTTGCCATATTTAAAGGAATTAGCAAAGTATTATATGTAAATTAAATAAAAGGAGGAATGAAAAATGCCATGGAGTGTAGGTGATGTAGATAAACATAAGAAAGGACTTTCTGATAAACAGAAAAGGCAGTGGGTTAGAATAGCTAATTCTGTTCTATCCCGTTGTATGGCTAAAGGAGGTTCAGAAAGTGAATGTGCTGGTTCTGCCATACGTCAAGCAAATGGTGTGGTGGGTACTAATAAAGTAAGTGGATTGTATTCTACTTACAAAACTAAACAAGTAGATTATGAACCGAAACTTGTTATTCATCAGGAGAAAGCGTATTTGGTAATTCCTGTTGTAATGATGGTTGAGGGAGTTCATAATGGAAGTCAAGGACCATTGTTACATGAAATTGCAGAAATTGGTAAGTTTCCTGCTTCATGGAATGGCATTCCGGTTGTAATATACCATCCTGAGATTGATGGAGAACCAGTGTCTGCTAATTCGCCTGACATTATTGACACTCGTACTGTTGGTAGAGTTTACAATACTGAGGTGGATGGTAAAAAGTTGAAAGCTGAGATTTGGTTGGATGAAGATAAATTGAATTCTGTTTCTGCAGAGACATTAGAACAGATAAATTCTTCAAAGAAAATGGAAGTGAGTCTTGGTATGTTTACGGAGAACGATATGAAGCCTGGAAAGTATGGAGATGAAGAATATGATGGTACTGCTCATAGTTATCGTCCTGATCATTTGGCAATATTACCAGATGAGATAGGAGCCTGTTCTATTGAAGATGGTTGTGGAATAGGTGCAAATAAGGAAAGTAAACCAGTTATAAAAGGTTATAGTTTTTCTCTTATTGGTAATAATAAGCAAGAAAGTTTTAAAGAAAGATTGGATGCAGCTTACAATGCTCTTCGTGAATTAGATTCTAATGAATCTCATTATTTGGAAGAGTTATATGATACTGAATTAATCTTTAGCAAATATACTAAAGAAGGAGTTAAAATGTATAAACAAGGTTACAAGTTCGAGAGCGGGAAAATCGAGTTAACTGGTGACCCTGTTGAAGTCCACAAACAAGTGGAATTTGTAGTTAATAATAGTATTAATCTTAAAAAGGAGGACAAGAAAATGTCAGACAACAAATGTCCCAAATGCAAAGAGAAAATCGATGCCCTTATTGCAAATAAGGAATTTGGTTTTGTCGAAGCAGATAGGGAATGGCTTGACACTTTAACTGAGTCTGCTCTCGACAAGATCTCCCCAAGGGTGATCGAAAAAATTGTTGAGGTTGAAAAGACTATTGAAGTGAATAAGCTTGCTCCTGAAGATCAGGCTGCACTTGCCTTTGGTAAGAAGCAGATGAAGGAAAGGAGAGAGCTGTGGATCAAAGGGATTCAGGCTAACACTGAAAAAGGTGTTTGGGCTGATGAGAAGCTGAATAAGATGGACGATGATACCCTTGAAAGTATCTTTAAGTCCGTATATAAGGAAGAAGAGGTTCAAGTGAATTATGGACCATTTGGAGGGGAACCCATTAACAATGGGACAGAAGAAATTGAGCCCCTTTATCCTGTAGGTGTTGAAATTAACGAAGAAAAGTAAGGAGGATAAAAATGGCTTATAATTCTGTAATTATCAAAAGTTATGCTCACATCATTAGTGAATTTGAAGCTCACGCTGCTATCTATCCGGGAGACTTGGTAGAAATAAATAGTGATGGAGAGGTACAGAAACATAGTGGTGCTGGCAAAACTGCTGGTGCAATGTTTGCACTGGAAGATGCTCTTCAAGGTAAAGGCCTTGGTGTTAACGGAGCATATGCTGCTGCTGATCAGGTTCGGGTATGGCATGCTGTACCAGGAGAAGAAGTATATGCTCGCCTAGCTGATGAGGAAACTGTTGTCATTGGAGACTTTGTTGAATCCAATGGTTATGGCCAGTTGAGGAAGGAGTCCCGTGCTCCAGAGAGTTGGGAATCCGCCGATTCACAGGCTGCTAAATCTATTTATGATCGCCATATTGTTGGTGTTGTTCTGGCTGCTGTTGATACGACTTCATTGTCAATAGATGAATCTGAGGTACGCTCTACAGAGCAGTACGTACGCATAAGAATAATTTAACTAAGGAGGAAATTTAAAATGCCTAAAGTAAATGTTGATTTAGTTGCGAACGGTCAGGCTCAAGGTGCTGTTGCTCATTTTCTTCAGAATAATGGTAGGCTCGATTTAGGGAGAATGAGACCGTTTGTAAATCAGAAAACTGGAAAAGCCTACGTGACTATTTTCAGAGGTGGTGATCCAAAAGTGGCTTCGAACTGGGCCACAGTCCAGACAAACTCTGGAACCCTTCGTAGGGATGAGTGGAAACAGCTTGATGCTGCACTTTATGAAGTTAAAAGGTATAGACTGGGTGGTGTTGCAGATCTTATTGCGAATGGTCTTACCTTCCAACTTGGAAATGCAATGGGAACTACTGTTCTTGAATGGCATGACGTGAATGATCCTGGTGAGGCTATCTTATCAATGGATGGAATAACCAGAGGTCCTAACGACAGACCAATTTACCAGACTAATTACTTGCCAATTCCAATACTCCATATGGACTATGAGATTAATGCAAGAGAACTTGCTGCAAGTCGTAACCTTGGTAATCCTTTGGATACAACCATGGTTGAGAGAGCTGCAAGAAGAATTCTGGAAAAACAGGAAAATATGTTGTTTACAGATGTTACCTTTGCCTTTGGTGAAACAGATGACAGGGTCAGGAATAAGATTTACAGTTATGTGAATTTTCCTGACAGAAACGTTGTTAATCTCAGTATTCCTTGGGATCACTCGGCAATAACTTCTGCTGGTATCCTACAGGATGTTCTTGAGATGAAGAAAGCCATGAGAGCTGCATACTATTTTGGAGATTGTATGTTATACATTCCAGATGAGTATGAAACCGTTCTTGATGACGACTATGACACAGTAACTCCTGGTACAACTGTGAGGGAGAGGATTATGAAGATTGATGGCATTAAAGGAATTAAAGTGATTGATACACTTGCAACTGATAATGTTCTTCTTGTCCAGATGACTCCGGATGTTGTAAGACTTGTACAGGGTATGGGACTTCAGAACGTTGAGTGGAATTCAGAAGGAGGTATGGTAACCAATTACAAGGTTATGATGATCTCTGTTCCACAGATCCGTTCAGATCAGAATGGTAAGTGCGGAATTGTGCACATGTCTTAATTAACAAATCAGACTAATCAAGTCTTTTTTAATTATTTAATGTTTTAATCAAAAATTTTTTATTATGGAAAGAACAAAAAAAACAACTAGTCCTGCCGATGATAGGATTCGGTGGAAAAAAATAGGAGGAGGATCTGCAAGATTAACAATTGATAGAGTAAAGAGACTTATCCCACCTGGACAAATATTTAGGGCTTCACCAAGGGATATTCCTGAATCCTTTCGAGATGTTATTATTCCTTTGGATTCTTTTGTAAAGCTGGAAGAACATGTTATAGAGTCTGTGAAAACTATCTATAATGTAGTCCCCAGAGGTAAGAGTAAATCTTTATTTGATGTGGTTGACAAACAAGGTAAAAAGATGAATGAATCTGTTCTTAGTAAGGAAACCGCTGAAAAGTTTAAAAGGGATCTTGAGAGATAATGTGGTCGGTTCCTCGTATTTGGGAAGGTGGTGACGTTTGGATCATAGGGGGAGGTCCTTCTGTTCCAAAACAATTTGGTGTTCCGGAGAGTATAATAAAACAGGTAATCAATGGTACTCTCCCTCCAAGCGCATACTCTCCTTACATGAAGGATATTCACGAATGTCATGTTATTGCAGTAAATATGGCGTATAAGATAGGAAATTGGATTGATATGGTTGTCTTTGGAGATGTTGGCTTCTTTTTGAAGGAAGAAGGAAGTCTTGCAACCTTTCCGGGGTTGAAGATAGCACTACATCCTAATACAAGAAGTATACCGTGGTTGAAGTATATAGCTCGTGATACCTCTAAAGTGAAAGGACTCAGTTCAAATCCACAAATGGTTAGTTGGAATCAAAATACAGGTTCTGCAACTATTAATATTGCTGTTCATACTGGTGCGAAGAGAATAATACTTCTTGGATTTGATATGCAACTTGGATCAGATAAAATGCAACATTGGCATGATTTGTATCAGAAGGGACCTGTAATATTAAGTGACAAACGA